AGTTTCATTGAAAAATTTATCGACCGGATCATCTGGCCAGCATGGATTAAAGCTAAACCACAATTCGCTCCCCGGTTTGCGAATCGTAGGCCGCAATAAATCGAGGCTATAGCGACTCAGCCGCTGGGCTTCTTCGACCCAGGCTACATCGAACGACTCCAGCGATTTAACGCTGTCGGCAGTGTGGTCTTGCATCCCCTGGAAAATACAAACCCCGCTGCCACCTTTGCGGCGAATTTCAGTTAGGGTAATGTCGAATAAATCCTCCACTTTGAGGGCTGATATTTTCTGTTCAATCAACCGCTTGGCTGAGAATTTCAAACTTTTTTGAATCTCGCGAATACAGACGATGGCGCAGTTTGGATCGCAGACCATTCGCTCCACTGCAAGCTCTGCGAAAAAATGCGATTTCCCCCCCGAACGGCCCCCTTTCGCGACCTTGTATCGAGCAGGGTCTAGCAATCGTTCAGCCCAGGACGGGGTTGGAATTTCCAGGTCAATCACGGATAATCCTCCGCGTAACTTTGATTTCTACCCCGCCGTCATGGGTCACCGTTTGCCGCTCCGTGGCCAAGCCTTCAGTGAGTCGTTGAATCTCGATCCCCGCCTTTAACATTGCGAGCGCATCCCGATCATTGATTTTGGCAGGGTCGCGATCTTTTAGCGCCTGCACTCCCTGAGAGATTAACAGTTTCGCTACCTGGTTATGCCGAGTGAGCATCTCGGCAGCATCGACGATTTTTTTGACCTCATCAACAGTTTGCCGAACATCAGGAACCACTGCCACCGCCTGTGTCCTTTGCATGTCCCTGAACTTTTCCCGCTGGCTGGGCCAGTCTTCGGCGGAGCTTTTATTGCGCAGAGTTTTGAACGCTGGGGCGTTCAGTCCCTCGCTCAATTGCTTGAGGGACATTTCCCCAGTTATAAACCGATGCCTCCAGTATTCCCAGTCGATTTTTGCCATGGCTTTATTATGCCCCGTCTGTGGCAAGTGGGCAGAGTGCGAAATTTTGGAGCGTCCGGGTCGGGATTGCACCGCCGCATTATCCCTGGTCGGGACAGTTGCCTTTGTCGGACGCACGTTTGGGGTATGGCTTGGCCAGTGGTTCTATCTTAGCCCGCATCTCTGGGGTGAGGGGGTAGAGGTAGCGATGCTTGGAACTGCCCTGAACCTTTTTGATATTGGGGTCTAAAACTTTTCGCGCCCATTCTTCGATGTTATTTGCTGGAGTGTTCTTAAGCCGATGAGTTGACCGGGTTTGCCGTAACGCTTTGCCGTGCATCCTTCGACCGTTAACGATGTATTCGTCAGATGCCGTTGTTGTGCCCGCATAAATCCAGTTTCCAGCCTGATAGATGCCGCCATGATGAGACTGTTCAGGGTCTGCGAACGATATGACTAGCTTTATTCCTGGGCACCTTGTCAAAAGCAGATTAAAGGCAATGCGAACAATGCGAGACACGGGGGTTTTATGGCTGGTCAACGCGACCCTGACGAGTTCGCAACCCTCTGTTGACTTAAGACCATAGGGTGAGAACACGCTGCCGTTAGCCCCATCACCAAAAGCAATACATCCAATAAAACAAGAGTCTTCCCATACTCCGATCTTCACTGCCTTGCCGTTGGGCATCTTCCCCGAATAATGCCACTTTTCACAGGCATACTTCGCCGCCTTATAGCTGCACCAATCAAGGCGTAGGTCTACCTTAGATTTGCCTGATGAATTGGTGGCCACAGTTGGGGCAGACACATTCAATCTCCTTGGGTTCTATCTGGTCTAGTCGTCCCTGTTCATCTTCACCGACCGGCTCAAAGTCGGGAACGTCCTCCACCTCCCACCCTGCCATTTCCTCCGGCGTAAACCAATCATCCAGACTCACATCCTGGGCCAATTCTTCAAGGATTGCTTCGTCCCACTCTGATAAATCAGAGGTTCGATTATCAGCAATGGCATAGGATTTCCACTGGCTTTCATCGAGGTCATCCGCCACGACAACGATGAGTTCGTCCGGCCTACGTTCAACGATCCGAACTTTGTCGATTCCGATTTGCCCAGCTTCTTCCAGAGTGCCATTGCCAGCCCTGACAATGATTCGCCCATCGGGTAGTTTCTGGCCCACCAACGACCGCAGCGGGCCGAATTGTTGTAGGGATTGCTTGATCATCGCAGCAGACCGCTCAGTCCGTTTCCGTGCGTTCTGAGGGTCAAATTCAACGGCGGAGATAGGGAGGATTTGATCGGATTCACTCATCGGTTTTCCGCGCAACGTGACTGCATAATTCTAACAACCGTGTTCCTCTGTGGGGAGAAATAGCGGAATCGTGAGGCCCATACGTTGATATTGCCGCCATCAATCGGTCGCTGTGATATTGGCCAGAATCAATCTCGGTTTTGCTAAAACTTAGACTCATCAGCGCCTCGTAATGGCCCAGCAATGTTGAGAACTGGGCACGGTCAATCCATAGGCAATCTAACTCAAACTGAACCGGGAAATAGTCACGGCTATGGCCCTCCTGTGCCCAGGGGAGGATATGTTTTTGGCCAGACTCAGCAATGGCAATGGTGAAGGGTGGCTGCGGTGGATCGAGCAACCAGCCCCGCATTTGGGCACGGGTGGGCAAGGCGGAAACGATGGGGAATGTGTCGCGCCCCTCAGTGCGCTCTCCATTAATGATCGGAGCTACTAGATTATCGCCATGGAGTAAACTTGACCAACCACGGGCAAAAAGTTTTGACCATTTTTGCTTGCCCTGATGCCAGTACCAACAGCGCAATTTGATCGCCCACGAGCAAAAGTCGCACATATAGGATGACTGTGGAATTCGCGCCCTGGCCTTGTCCGTGAAATATTCGCTGAGATATTCCGAGACCAGGTTTAGGCCATGCCGCCGACCGCACAAAAAACAATTTGCAGATTTTTCCATTTTTTTATCGACCGACTAATCCCTCTGGCATAAAGCAAAGCTCCGCGTTAGTTTTGTCCCAGCGAGGCGCTTTTGTATTCCAACGCTGTAGACGCCCAGTAGGCCGAGCATGGAGCATTTCCGCTAATCGAACAGGAATCGGTCTCATTAACTGTCCGTCCCGCGTCAACGTCCAATCTGCCTCTGTTGACGACACTGTCCACCTCCACACCTGCCCATATCCAGCGCCTCTCCGCTGTCCAATCGCTGGCGCATGGCCCAGCAAGCGCTCAATTGCGGTAGGGTTGCCTACTGCATACCAATGGACAGCAGATGTAATGCGAATTGAAACCGGCACGTCTGCCGACTTAAACGGGCCTCCATTGGTCTGAACATTAGCACGTTGACTACTCCAATTGACTGGATGTATGCTATCAGCATCCCAGCGTTTTCGGCATCGTTCTACCGATTCTACGACGTAGTTATAACAGGGACTACTAATCGCCCATTGCCAATCATCGCCAAGCAGTTGCTTTTCAATTGGTAGCGGCACCTCTATTAAATTATGAGGATCTGGATTTGTTGAAAACAAATTGTTGCTCACCAACCAGCAATACTCTAAAACAGCCCCTAGGTCAGGACTGTAGTCATCGTTGACTGCTAGACCTGCCGACAATTGCGCACTGATGAGAACTGGGCTAAATTCAGACATCTTCCAGCACCTCTAACCGTTGCTCACTATCCACGGGGCGATGATTGTTACCGACAGATAGCAGTATCATCCCCGCATCGCCACTTCCAACTTGGTGCGGTGTGTTTCCTGGAACAAAATAGCAAACACCTATTTCAAGGGCGTACTCTTGGCCATCGTAAATCAGCCATCCAGAGCCTTCCACAACAAACAAAACATGATCGCCAGGATGCGTATGAAGACTTGTCTTTTGACCATTCTTAAATCGGAGCATATCTGCGCCAAAGAAATCATTTTTGACCAAGGCAAGTCCAGTTGCTTGGCTTCCCACCATTGGCAGCCAGACATGGCTTGAATCATGATAATTCTTGATTTGTAGCATCAGTAAAACATCTCCGGATAATGTTCTTTCAGGTAGTGATAGTAATCAGGGCTAGATTTTAGCAAGCCAGATAATCGACGTTGCTGCCAAGTTTTTGTAACCGTTTTTGACAAATGATCCGTTGTCCTCCCTCTATCTTTAGATTGTAAATCGTAGGCATCCAGATATGGCAAGTTATTTGCTACAATGTACGCCCAAACATCTTTCCATCCCCACCACCCGAGAGGACAGCATCTCCATGTTCCCTGTCGCAAGCCAGATGTAAATTGATGGATAAGGCCATATTTTGAAATAGAAACCGCCCGTTTGTCACTCTCTTCTCTTCTCAGCCCAACGAAGGCAAGAGGGTACGTTTTCCATAGCTCCGTTCGCCGTAACTTATCGGGAACGTGATCGCCCTGCATTATTAGGGTCGTCAGTGAGGGCGAGTAGGCATGACAATAACGCTGTTCCACATCGGCATAGTTGCTAATCAGTTCTCGCTCAGGATGTCCGAATGAAATAACCGGAATGTCTGGCTTTAACTGCTGAACCAAATGCAACATAGAGATCGAATCTTTACCCCAACTACAGGCCACATATGCCGGGGCAATAGCCAGGGCTTGCTCAATCACATCAAGAGATTGGTTAACTTTTTCATTAAACTGAGGACGTTTTGACCAAGCCAAAAACATTAGGCGTTCAGCATCATCCATGGCAAAACACTCCTGCGCCCATTTTTCGTTTGCTACCTAGACCATGCCGTTGCAACCAAAGAGAATGGTCGGGCAACAAATTGGAAAACGTCACTTCATAGCCAACAACAGCCACATCACGGACTCTTAATGTCATTCGTTTACCTATGTCTGGCCATCGTTGGATGCCGTGGCGTTCTAATGCTCGGCCCATAGACACACCGAACTGATACTCGCCAATATCCCCGTGATGGCGCTTGAAAATGACGATGCGGGCTGTTAGATCGGGATGTGGTTCTAGTGGTGCCCCCTCCACAAAATGAATTCGCACGGTACCACGCCCTACCCGCAAATGATGGCCATCTAGTTGGCTTAGCCGTGTGGCAATGGACAAGGGCGCCCGAACCGCCATGGTGGACTCTGGAGTTAACGATAGCCATCCGTGAGCATAGGCTCCGTTGATCGTGCCCATCTGCCAATCAACGGTTTTTAGAATAGGCAGGGCATCCACCAACGCGCCATAGAGAGAATACCCATGATCGGCTCGAACTCTATCCCCATCAACACGCCAGGTTAGTGTATACCACGGCTCTGAATCAACCCTAGGAGTGAGAAACGGTAGCGCAGCGGATTTATCCATTGAGCAACCCCCGAATCGCGTCAGAAGACTGAGCCTCAGACAAAAACTCCTGATACACACTGAGGTAATCCCGGTAGGCTTGGTGGGCGTCCTGTGCGGGCTGGGAGAGTTGTTGCTGCCCCGTCGCCACACTGAGGAAGTGCCCCTTTTCGTCGCCTCGTTGAAACCAGAAATCGAGATGAACGAGGCCATTGCCACGGTTGGCTTTGCCGCCAATGTAGGGCGACTGGGCAAACTGTAAAAGAGTGTCAACAATCCACCCGGTTTCTACCGTTGTGGTATGCAAATCCCATCGCGAATACAGTTTAGATCCGGCCATGATTAAGCGGTCGGAAGCAATCATTTGATCCGATTTTTCTTTGCCGCCATCCTCTTTTGCCTTGCCTTTTTTGGGCTTGGCTTCACCGAGCAAAGACATTTGGCCTTCAGTCAATTCTCGGCCTCCTGGGAGATATTTTCTCAGCACCGGATCATGGGTGCTGTCACGGCGTGTTGTCTGGTCAATTGTGAGGTATTCTGTCCAGGTTTTTAAGGCTTTTCGCAGATAGGGAAGATGATCGGCCTTAGCCTGTCGGTAGGCGTCCACCGCTTGCCCCGTGGGTGGCTCAAAGGGATTGGAGGTGAGCCGATCTTTGAACTCCAAAAACTCTTGAAGGCGCGGCAAAACATCGGGCGACAAAATACCAGGAAACTCCCGATAAACCAATTCTGCGGACTCGTAGCAGACCAAGTATGCGCTTCCTACGGCCAGCCGACCATGAACCATTTGGGCATTTTTCGCACCAAACACCCCGGCGGGTTTTGCCGTACCCAACACCGACAACCAGGGCATCAATTGACGGATTCGTTTGTCCAAATCCATGTCGTTAGCGGTGCTGCCATCGATTCGGCCCCCAGCAAACAGCGTGTGGTGAACGTCGGGATTTACCTCAAGACCCAATGAATCTAGGGCCGCAGCGGTGCCTCGACGGCGCAAAATTCCATTTCGCAGGGCGTTTCCAGAGTAGACAAAACAAGGCCGTGGGTTGCCTTCTAAATCGAGCAACTTTGCCGTTTTCAAATTGCTAACATTTCCTTGCACTTCGCCAATGTGAGACAGTGGAGACTGAAGACTAATTACACAATGCAAGGTTAATCGTTCGCGTTGGTAGATGTCGTAATTTTCAAACATTGATCGCCTCAACTTCTAGAAAATCGTCAGGCGCATCTTGGCCTAGGGCGCGGTCTTCCTCAAATCGCAGACGGCACAAAACCTGCACAATCCCTGCTCGGGTTCGGCACAGTTCCAATACATCCCACTCGCTAAAACCATCGGCGGCGATGCTATCTAACAAATCCCGCCATCCAACGAAGGCCAGCTCCTCATCTACGGTCAGTTCTTGAATTTCAGACAGGTCTGAGTTGACCCGCAGGATTCGCTGTTCAGGCTTCACAATTCCTGTCAGTACAGCGGGCCGTAGGTGGGCTATCAGCGAGTTGCTGAGCCGTTGCAAAAAGTCTTCCAAAGTGGGCGAAACCTCGGCACTATTCTGGATTGCAGACTCCAAAAATGTCCAGGTCTTAGTGCCCATCGCCGGGGATTTTTGCCGATCCCGACACTTGAAAACCCAATAAGTAAGCGCCGCCGCGAGGCCATACGCAGAATTGGCGGCATTAGCTATGCCGAAAAATGTATGATTGATCATGCCCTACCGCAACTAGGGTGTGCCCCCTGATTATATCAGGGGGCACTAATTTTGTTTATAAGCAAAAACCAGCTCCACAGACCTCCCCCAGCGGGGAACCCAAAATTAGGTATTTATACGGATAGACCGCATATCGTATCGTGTGTATTATTTGAATGTACCTGAGAGGACACACCGATGAACGCATACGACGCTATCGCCAACCACCTGAATATCGCTGAGGCCATTATCGCTGAAGTCCAGGAGTGGGCGCATGTGCTGTTTGTGCGGTTCGTTGGTCGCCGCCCTCGGTTCGTTTCTAAAAAAGTAGTAGAGGACAAGGCCATGACTCAAGAGCAGTTGGTAGAAAAAATGGAAGAAATCGGCGGTCGCCGCTGGCAAAGCGGCGACCACGACCGGATGTATTTTCACGGGTCGTTAATTGCCGAGCTCCTGAACCTAAGCAACAGCAAAGGGCGGCAAATCAACGCCGCCAAATTCTACTATGACCTCCGCACCGCCAAATTTTTCCACCAGGGAGTGGCCGTTAGTGGTGTAACCCACTATAGCGACCGCAAGACGGCCCCCTGGGTCGTCGTCGTCAAACAAGCGGTGGGCCTCCTGTAATGCCGGAGTACAAGCGGGGGCAACACCCCCGCAGCCTAGCCAACCTAGGCAAACCCCGCACAAAGGCGGGGAGGTTCAATTTTACCCTTACCCAGCTCAGCTCAGACTGGCTGAGCCGCCAGCCAAACAAATCAGCGGCAATCGATAAACTCATAGAGGACAAAATCATGCAAGAACTATCTCCCAATCAAGCCTTCCAGATTTTCCTAGGAAGCATTACTGCTCAAGAGTTTGTCGCTCCGTTTCACGGCAGCATTGATGCT